CGTAGGTGTAGGTCACCGCACTTTAATGTGCAAGGAAAACAATTCAAAGAATTGTTAGTGTAAACTCTGTAGTAATAGAGTTTGAAAATTGAGTAGGACCAACGGACGCATTGTTAACCGTGGGTATTGCAATGTTAGGTCCTACTCTAGGGACAGCTATAGGTAAACCAAAACGTGCTTCGTCTCCAAAAGCCATATAAATTTGAAAAGGAATGTCATAAGCGGTAGGAGTTGGAACATGTGGTATAGAAACAACTACAAAATAACCAAGAGGAGAAATAATGGTTTCTGGATTAGTGATAACTGAAGACAAAAAGACTGATTTAAAATTAGAAATAAATGGTACTTCGAATTCTAAAGTATTTTGAAAAGAGTTGGCAGTTTGAGATAAGAATTGCGGCGGTGCATTCTTAAAAAAGAAATTAGATTGTGACGAATTATAGCTGAGGGATTGAATAAAATAATTTCGAATTTCTGATGGAAGCCACGTCTGGCCGTTGTTGCTAGAAGGTATATAATAAACTTGAATACAACCATCAAAGGGCTTTAAAGTAACAACTTTAAAACGCAAAGGACCTTTAAACAATCTAAACATAGATCCATAATACTGAATTATAGAGGTCCTATAATCTGTGGCGGCATCAACATATGATGTAGGACATATCATAGAATATATATCAAAAATATTAAAACCAATTGTAGAATCAGCTGTGGACGTGTTAACTGCAACTCTAGAACTAAAAGTGCCTATCATTTGATATCTTCTCAAAATATCATATAAATTATCAACTGGTTTCTCTGATTTACTAGGTATAATACTTTCAGTTTGATTAGGTGCTATAATAGGTGCCTTATGAGTCTTATCTATTTCATCTTGAACAACCTCCATTGGTTCTAGAGATTGTGGTTGAAAAGAAGGTGACCCTGGAGGAGGAACAGGATAAGGATTACCTCCGATACCCAATGGTACCATGGGTAATCCTGATACAGTAGACAACTGAAAGTCATCTGCACCAGCCATAAAAACATTAAAACGAACTAAATCAGGAGAATTACTAGATATAGTAACCGGATTTATAACCACAAAAGTCAACAGTCCCAAGGATGTATCGTCTTCAGCTTGATTTAAATACGGTACTGTTAATTGAGGAAAAGATGATACATAAGGAATATCAAATTCAAAAGTATTTGAACCTTGATTAACCTCAAACGTAAAACCATACTGAGAGGTCAACGCTTGTCTAGAAACTGTACTAGTAAAATTATTATAAACACCATAATTAACAGAAGCATATATTTTGGCCGTTACCATAGAAGTTGCAACTACCTGAATTTTAAATTTAAGGCCACCTTTCCAATACTTAAAAGGATAAGATAAATATTGCAATAAAGGAACTTGATTAACAACAGCGGTAGCATTGGTGGTGGTTATAGGAACAGGACACGGATTTAATGGTATAGCTGCAAGAATAGTCCCTCCCAAATCTGAAGAAGTGGTCTGGAAAGAACCAAGATATGTATATCTTGATATTAAATCATGCATAAGCATATCATCTAAGGTTGATCCAAAAGTCTCTTGATCAACCATCTGCATATTAGATGGATTGAGCTCAAACTTATCTATAAATTCGATACCTCTATTGGAATTCAAGTACTGAGTTGATATAGGCTTCAAAGGCTCTTGAACCAAAATGGTAGAGGGCTTGTCAAGTCCGGTCAAACCCACTAAAGAATCAACGGAATCGGCTATAATATTCTCAGGCATAATAGATTGAACTATTTTTCCTATAGATTTACCAAGAGCGCCTTCAATCATATTTGAAAATAAACCTTCAGGAACAGGATTAAACCTTGGAACTTTAAATTGATTGTTTATGAATTTAGAAAAAATTGAAACTTCCACAGATGTAGTAGATCCAGTAGCTGCAGCAAGTTGATTCATAACAACCAAATACAAAGTACCAAGAGATTCGTATCTATTTGCATTCAATTGTTTCATATCTAAATATTCATAAGGAGTTATAAAAGGAACAGTAATAACCGCTGAAGTCGAAGCATTAGGTTGCAAATAAGCTGTTGGATTTATTGAAAGGGCTGCAAAATTATTTATAATCTCGTCCCCGGAAGTAAGAGCAGAACCCGTCAAAGGAAGAAAAGTGGCCATAAGACACCCTGTATGAAATGGGGTTCCCAAAACTTGAACATGAAGTTCCACTTCTCCTCTCCAATACAAAAAATTATCTATGGTTGAGAGTTGAAAAGTTGATACAAGAGCTGAGCGAGGAATATCTAAGCCATATAAAATAGTATGAGATAAATCAGTAGTACTCCAAACGACATTAGAGACAAAAGCAGGTTTTTGAACCATTTTAGAAAGATCCCAATCACCTTCTTTAATAAAGGCGGAATCTTTTTCAAGTTTAAAAGCATGCATACGATGGGGTCTACTAGAAACGGGCCTAGTAGTTATATTAACGCCAAAATCATCTTTGGCTAAAAAAATATTATCTTTAATTTGATTAGGTAATGGATTTGTTGCTCTAAATAAAGCAAATGTAAGAAGCAACCACTACACCTGCTGTGCAATAAATAAAAGAGGATTGCTCTTTACCATGGCCTTTCGTAGCAACTCCTATTATTGCAATAGGAATTTTATAACTCAAAAAAGACCAAGCAACTCATCGTTGCGACAAAAATTGCATTTGACCTCTTGCAATGAGGGAAATTTTATTTAGGAGAAATTACAAACTCCAATTGTTGCGATAAATTTGACCTCTTATAATGAGGGAAATTTTATTTAGGAGAAATTACAAACTCCAATTTAAACTAAGAAAACACTATTGTATTACCATAATCCCCCCTATTATAAATATCACAAAGCTCTCTTTCTGATAGAAAAGAAAAAGAACCTAAATTCTTATCTTTCAAATAATTTTTCAAATAAATTATTAAAGCCTCATAATCAGAATGTAAAAAAGCTTCTCTCTGAAAATTCCAAAGTTTTTCTTTAATCAACTCATCTGATCTAAATTGATCTGATACGTAATTCAAAGTTGAAAGCATTGTTGTTTTATCAAGAGGAGCAACCATCCTACCTAAAATTGAATGAAAAGCAAATCGTCTCTTTAAAAATTGAGTGTCCAATAAATTTTTATATGGAACAATCCAATTACCTTTGTCAGCTGGAGTATAATCCATTCCCATCTTCAACATCTGTTCTCTATATGAAAAAGCATTAAACCATAGCAAAACTTCTTTTCGACATCCTATGATATGATCATCTCCATAAACGGCTATCCTAATATCACGAGAATAATCTTGAAAAGTTGGCATCATGTCATATTTTTCTTTAAATAATTCGCAATATATATACAAATTATAAAACTTATTCATTAAAGAATTATAATCGGCTGTTAGAAACCTTCCTGATGGCAATGAATGAGTAGTTAAAAAACTCTCATTGCCAATAAGTCTAATTGAAGAAGGCAAAGTTTCTAAACACTGTCTAATTAAAAACTTCATACCACTCTCTGTTAAATTGGGAAATATATCGTTTGTCTTCTTTGATACACACTTACTGCTAATTATATCATTAAGAGTTCGCTGAAATTGGGGTAGCATCTTTTTATCCCATTTAGAAACATCTCCATCAAAACCTTGATTTCCCACCTCTGTCAGATAATTATACATGTTTTCCCAATCTGACGAAAATGGATTAAGTCCAACCATAACTCCAGTTAAATATTTATTCTGAGCACCCAAAGAACTAAAATCATCATGAATAGATTCAACTAAATTTCCAAAAAATACCTTATCTAACACGTATAAAGAAACTGGAGCTGCAGTAAAAACTCGTGGATTATTGACTTTTTCTCTATCTCGTAGCTCAACTTTCAATTTATCTTCTGAAATGTCTTGAAAATCATACCAATAATTATTAGCATCCAAAACCACTTTTTCTAATCTATCAATTAATTCTTGAGAAAATGTTAGTGAATCTTTAAACAAATGTTCTGACTTATTTCCTCTAAACCCATGCCCAGCTGAACCAGAAACATCAATAAAATTATTATAACGCCTACCTTGAAACAATTGCTTCCTATTCTGAATCTCATATGAAGGAATTAAATCAAACATCATGTTAGTGGCCCACGAAAAGCTATCTTGATTAACAAAACTAGTATCTTCAAACGCCTTCGAAGCTTGTTTAAAGGTAGTTTCGTTTCCAAAAACTTGCAAATTAGCAGGTTGTCTTTCATCGGGAAAAACACCATAAATTGGTGATTTTACTATACTATTCTTTTTAACTAAAGTACCTTTATCAGGAATTACAACTTTCACAAAATTACCATCTGATTTAGTCACTATATCAAAATGAACTATATTTGAAACACAACTATGAAAATATTCCAAAGTAGTGTTGGACCATATTTTGGATGTGCCAACACCAGCTTCTTTATCACCTGCAATGTGATGACCTAAAATCATTCCTTCTCCATTAACCAATGGACTACCACAAAAACCATCTCCTTGAAAGAAATATGCAATATCTGTTACTTCAATATAATTACTGTAATTATATTTCTTGTATGATCTTCTACAATCTAACTCTACCAAACTATCTATCTTAAAACTAGCTTGAGGAGGTAGCAAATATAAATCAGTGTTATATCCTTGTTTAACTACTGGTACACTCTTAAAAACTTTTGGCACAACGTCATCTATTTTAAAGAATATAACATCATCTATATCTGAAATGTATACAATATCACACTTTATACTATCATACACTAATGATGTAGGACCATCATAAACCTTCAACCAATATTTTTTACCTACAACAGGTAGCTTCAAGCAATGTCTAACTGATGTTATAATGTTGCCTGACACTATACAAGTACTAATAACAGGCAAACTATTATTATCAGTATCTAAAATGCGACAAACACACACATTGGAACTCATACGCTTAACTACAGGAGTACCTTCTTTCTTATCAATAAACAAATCTTTTTGGTATTGAGGCAAAAAATCACGTATATTTTTCTTTTCAACTTTAACACTTTGATAGTATTTTTTCTTGATGGAAGAATTACTCTTATTTTCTTCTTCTTTACGAAGACTAAACTTACTATACAAAGTCTTGGCCCACAATCCAACAATAAAAGTTAGAATTGTAGTCATTACTATAGAACTAGTATCAAAACTTTGCGAACTTAATTTAGGAATATATATCGTTTTCTTCCCTATATTATTTTTATAGTCTTTTCTATCTTGTACCCCCTTAACTATAATATTGGCAATATCATTTAGAACCATACTGTTTGAAAAATCTAAAGTATCTAAAGTATCCCACTCTGGTCGTCTAGGATTACGTTTCAATAGTTTAATTTTTCCCAAATAAACTCCATCTACAAAAGTAACCTGTGAGAAATCAACAACATTACATCTTCTATACAATGCTTCAATATCTTGAATAGGATCACTTCTAGTTAATACTAAATTTATATTATTTGTGGTAGCTAAAATAACTTTACTGGTCATACGTTTGACATCTTTCTTATCGACCGCTGCACAATCCAAAGGACATTGTGTTGTTGAAACAAAATTTATTATATTGGCCCATTGAAAAATTCCTTTTTGCCCTATATCATCAATCACCATAACATCCTCTGATTCATACATATCATAAAAATCCTTTTCAACTGATGGACTACTGTGGACATATACGGAATTGTTGATCTTTAATGATTCAACCAATTCCATCATAAAAGTTGTTTTACCAGTACCTTTTGGTCCATAAAAAACCATAAAATAAGGTTCTTGCCTAACTAACGCTTTGTGATGTGCAACTTTATTACATAAATCGCGAAATTTATTGTAAATTGAAGTTAAAGTATGAGGAACTCCAGAAAAATTTAAGCTACTATGATTAATCCAATCAATATATTCATTATTTAGCTTCTCAACTTGCAATTGAAATTCTTCATTATTTATTATATTGTATTGTTTAATATGTTGGTCAATAAGACTAGACATTCTACTAGAAAAATATTTCGCTTTACTAAAGGGAATTTGATCTGTAATGCCTTTAATAACATCCAAAAGCTGTTGTGGTAAACCCAATTTCGCTGAAACTTTCAATGGAATTTCAATCAACCATGCAAATAATTCATGGAGAAAATTAGGTTCATCCAATACTTTTGTCTTTGTATACAAAGGCATGGTAGAAAATATCCATCTAAAATGTTTTGGAATTAAACACTCTATCAAACTAACGCCAACTATGGCCTCTAAACCACTCAATGATTGAGCGTCCATAAAAATATCATCTTCAGCTAAATCAGGAATATCAGTATAAAGCAACAAAATATTTTTAAGGAACTTTACAAAACCTACTACTAACAATATTAGATTGCTTAAAAGCAACAAATAATTTGAATCCGTATTTATATTATTCAATCCAACTATTAAAGAAAGCACATCTAATCCTAAATCCAATTTAATTTGAGTTTTATTGGCACTAACCTCTTTTAAATAATTAATAACAGATAACACATCAGGAAGAATAGAATTAACCAAATCAGTAGTACTATCAATCTTATCTAAAACTGTATCAATTTTATGAACTCTATCTACTAAAACATCAAAAATTCCAAAAAATGCTTGGGCATCAAATTGAAGATTATTAACGAATCGTTCCTTATAAAAAACATGTAAAGTTTCTTCATAACTTCTATCTGAAAAAACCTTAAAATTACCAAATGAATAGAATGACATATTAGCATATCTTTTCCTATCTTTAGGAAAATTAGTAACTTCTTTTAGGGTATTTCGTATCAAAAGATATTTTTCCCTAAATGTTTTGTTTTCTTTATCCTTTTTAACACTTTTCCTACTATCCTTACAACTCAGGTATTCGTCACTGACAGAGACGGGAAGAGAAACAGACTCCCA